GGTAATAGAGCAAGTTGAATCCACCAGTTAGTAATAGCTACAATACGGGCCTTACCGGCCTGATCATAAACTACTGATAGTTTTCCCATTTTCAGGGGAAACTTCCAAAGCCAATAAAATGGCATCAGAGGTAACATGATAACAATTAACAAATCAAGCCAAATCGCCCAGCGGAAAGATTTATATCTGAATGCTAGTAGATGAAAGCTGATAAGTTGTTTAGGGTATGCTAGAAAGGATAACGCATCTAAATGCGAAGTCCATGTGGCTTTTGATCCATTTGGTCCGGCTGACTCTGATATAAAACCTTTGAAAACACTCGGTTTTAACCTTATCCGCATGGCGTTCAATACCGTGTGCAGCGTCGACGATTCAATCGTCTGACTTAATCCTGAAAATGGATCTGTAATAGATTCCAAATTCGGACTCACTTTGGTAGGGAACACCCTGAAGACTGAGAGACAGGTAATGGTTGCCTTTGTAACCTTTAACCAATCTACATGGCTCTGATCTCTAATAATAGATCTCAGAGGACCAGGTATTATGGTCGGCATCCCGTAATGATCACGACGTACTCGCGGCTCTGACATCGTAAATAACGGTGTTAGATTAATCGCTTGTATCGTCAACTGCACACACAACTTCAAGTAGCTGAAAGTAAAATTCCAGCCATGATGTTGATGCATATGCACGATCCGGGAACGAAGTAGAAGAAAATGCGGTAGATACTTTTCACATTGTGCAATCCAGACTGCTATAAATATGTAGAGTTTAATCTCTTTAAGACTAATCCACTTACTTACAGCTTTAGGACCTGTAGAAAATAAATTTCGTAAATTTCTTGCGAATTTTGTATTTTACTGGTTCTCTCTGATCACAGCAGGACAAAATCACTTCTGGTTTGGGTTAGCAAGCCCTCCAAAAGGGGAGACCAAGTCAATCTCCGTTATTGTGCTCTGATCACAGAGGTGAGGATTACCTCACGATAGCTAAAACATCCATACCGAAAAACCGTGGTTTGGCATGGAAGGCACTAGGGTGAAAGCGGAACGCTTCCAGGGTGCATATTGGGTCTCCTAGCTGAAGGAAAACAGGATAATCTTTCGACGATCCGGGAATCCCACTAAACA